ATATATCATGAGACCAGAAATCTCGATTTGAATCTAGTTTTCTGAATATATCAGTCATTGCGAACTTGCTCAAGGAATTTGAACTCAACATTGATTCGCGTCTGTTGGGAAATCAAAGTTTCGTCACTTGTTCCACCCTTGTGTGCCCATCCCACATTGTATCAGTTACCTAAGTTTCGCTTCCGCTACGGTCGTTGCGTCACCTCGGTTTCTGCAGTGTAAAGAGTGACCACGCGTGTAACCGTACCTGGTTTGAGCGGTGTGATTGTTCCATCGGATCATCCTATTACGAAAAGCGCACTTCCTGTGTTATTTGTTGTTGAGACTGTGTTATTTCCGTAGGTCAAACACACTTCTACTCCAACTTAAATTTCAAGAAGAAAACGATGTATCTTTCAAAGAATCTTCGTTCGAACCTTTCTTCAAAAGGTTCAAGTGGTTCTTCTAAGAAGAAACCGCTTGCATTGGACCCCGAAAGAGCTCTATTCCATCTGGAAGAGGATTTTGGAGGGAGTCCCGGATCATTGCGATTGAACAGGAAGGGGAAACATCCTCTTGACATTCAATCCAGTGCGTTTAAACGCATTGTACCTCAAGATGATAATCTTAAGGGTTTATCCGTCCAGTTGTTTGAGATGGATCAGGTCATGTTGGAAGACGTCTACAAAGGTCAGTTGCAGAAAGATGAATTTGTAGAATTCAACAACTATATGACTCTGACTAATGCTGGTGCACAGCAAGAGCAGAAGTACTCTTTAGTAAATAGTTCAGCTCCGGCTTGGAAAGAAAAGTTGACAGTTTTAACTAATGCTAATCGAAGGGCTTCTCACCTTTACAACCTCATGTTGACTATTGTACCGGCTGTTGCGTCGAACACTCCGGGCAATATCACTCTGTCCTTTCATGATGACAGAATGGAGGAAGGAGCTTCCATGCTCTTTGGTATCCGACAAAAGGTTACTCAACCAAGAGTGTACTTAATAAGTACCGGTTATAGTGTACCTCTCAATGAATTTGATTTTAAAATCAAATTAAAGGTTGAGGGAGTCCCTATAAAGAAAGGGAAAACGGCAGTGTGGGCCCGATTGGGATGGAACCTTGCAGTTCATGAACATCCGGTCTACATACCATTAGTACCTGCTTTGGCCTCGGACATTGAAGCCGGGGAACTGCCTATGCAGAAGTTGGCAATTACAAATATGCTAGCTGAGTCATCAGGCATGCGACGCACCTCTTTTTCTGTTGAGGATGCTTCGCAACCTTCGTTTGGAATTGATAGGTTTTTGGCTGACCAAGCGAATACGCTTAGTATAATATCTAGTGGAAACGATTCTGATCATAAATCTGAGAATAGTACTCCACAACAGCCAGAGCTCTCCTTCATTGGTCCATTACCGAAGGTTTCTACCCCAATTACTCAAGCGTAAGATGGCGTCGAAGAAAACAATGCCTCCTTCTGTGCAGTATCAGCAAAGTCTGTACCAGCAGAAGTTGGCCAGGGCGCGCTCAGTTAGGCGTCCTGGACTCGTTGCTTACAGCGAGTCGGTCAATCCAATTACTGGTGAGCAGTTTACCAGTAATGACATCGCTTCTAAAATGAAGCGATTAAATGCATGGCTCAAAAGTAATGATCGCGACTTTTGGGACCAGCATTTCGCGGTTCAAGCTTCAAGACCCGCGAAGGCTACCGTAGGTAGCACCTCTCGACCTCAACCAGTACAGAGTAGAGCGCAAAGCTCCACTCTTCTCGTGCAAGACACGAGTCGGAAGTACTGGGAGGCTCTTCCGAGTAAATCTCGCATGAGCGAGATTTTCGCCGTTCCATCAGAGGACGACGCTCCTTCAATGACGGCCGCCATTACCTTTGGTGGCTTTGATCAAGCGAAGGTGATCTCCAGCATTGTGCTGGAGGTGCTTGTTGACTGCAAGTCGACTGACGAAATTGTCGGTCATCTTGCAGTGGTTGAGAATGACCCAACCGATCAAACCATCACAGATGGTTTGATCTTTGGATTACGCTACGGGTCAACTGAGTTGACTTCCGGGCGTAGATTTTTAAAGTTATCTGTCGAAGCAGGAGCGAACCTTGGTTCAGCTCTTGCTGGGAAACGGATCATTTTGAAAAGATCTTCTGCATCACAGCAGATTTTCTTAAGAAAATGGGTCGAGTACACGGTTGTGTACACTGCTCCAGAATTCGTCACCGGTCAGGTGATGAACCTGGCGCACCTCCCCTAAGGAGAGGGGAAAACCCCTTTTAAAGGGGCAATGAGAGTCTTCTCATAACCACATAAGGAAGTGTGGTTCGACTTTAGACCTAATGGTCTAAGGTTGCCAAAGGCAACCCC